ATATTAAGACAGATGAAGTAGAAGAATCTAAAGCATCTGTTGATGACTTAATTAGCGACATTTTGAATTCGGAGGAAGAAGATTGTGAGTCTTGTAAGATTTAAAACAAATAGCACGGAGAAAAAAGTGGTTAATCAAATGACCGTTTTTAACTCTCAGGAGGTAGACACCAAAAAGCAACCTATGTTTTTTGGACAACCACTAGGAGTTCAGAGATACGATTCTTACAAATACCCAATTTTCGAAAAACTCACAACACAACAACTAGGATATTTCTGGAGACCCGAAGAGGTCTCCTTACAGAAAGATCGTGGAGATTATCAGTCTCTTCGTCCCGAACAAAAGCATATTTTTACTTCTAATCTAAAATATCAAGTTATGCTTGATAGCGTCCAAGGTCGTGGACCTGGTATGGCATTTGCTCCATACTGCTCTCTTCCCGAATTAGAAGCGTGTATGAAGGTTTGGGAGTTTATGGAAATGATTCATTCGCGCTCTTATACATATATTATAAAAAATGTATATTCCGATCCTTCGGATGTATTTGATACAATTCTTAGAGATGAAAGAATTCTCGAACGTGCCTATAGTGTAACCGAAGCATATAACGATTTTATTAATAGTGCTCAAAATTATGGGACTTCTGAACTTTGGAAATATGCCCAAGAACAAGTTCCCTACGCACAGGCAGAAAGATATGAACTCAAACGCAAATTGTTCAGAGCAATTGCAAACGTTAATATTCTTGAAGGTATTCGCTTTTATGTCAGTTTCGCTTGCAGTTTTGCATTTGGCGAACTCAAACTTATGGAAGGAAGTGCAAAAATCATTGGACTGATTGCTCGTGATGAGAATCAACATCTAGTCATCACTCAAAATATTTTGAATAAGTGGAAGGAGGGTGATGACCCAGAGATGCAAAGAATTGCTAAAGAAGAAGAACAGTGGGTCTACAAGACCTTTGAGAACGCTGTGAATCAAGAAAAACTTTGGGCAGAATATCTGTTCAAAGATGGTTCAATGATTGGATTGAATGATAAACTTCTTCAGCAATATGTTGAGTGGATTGCAAATCGTAGAATGAAGGCGATTGGTCTTCGCCCTCTTTATGATATTTCGGCAAAAAATAATCCACTTCCTTGGACTGAGCATTGGATTTCTTCTAAAGGTCTTCAAGTTGCTCCACAGGAAACTGAGGTCGAAAGTTACATAATAGGCGGAATTAAACAAGATGTTACCAAAGATACTTTCTCAGGATTCCAACTATGATGAATGGGTGGAACAGGAAATCCTGAACGCCATTAAAAATGCTGCAGAAGCAGATGAGTTTTTATTTGGTGATTATGATTATGAGTACGAATGGTTAGGTAAAAAAAATGATGATGTAAATTAAGAGTCCTTTGGGACTCTAGAGTCCTTTGGGACTCTTTTTTTATAAATATCAGTATATAAAAAAGAAATCGCCAAAATGGAAAGAATTACATCACATCAGGTAGTTGATTTGATGGAAGCATATAATGCAGTTTATGCTCCACAAGTTAATGAAGATTATCTCTGGGAATCATATCTAACAGAAGAATTTATTTCTGAAGCATATCAAACTGTTGCAGATTATCTTGTATATAATGGATTTGTTCCAGGATATAATACTGCTGAAGTTTATATGTCAGAAATGGCAGTAGAAGATATTGATTCGATTCTTTTCGAAACTGGCGTTCTTGACGAGCAATATTTGATGGAAGCAGGTTTCTTCCAAAATCTTGCTAACACTGCAATCGGTGGAGTTAAAAGAGCAGGATCTGCTGTTGCTGGTGGTGTAAGAAGTGTTGCTAGTGGCGCAGATCGTGCTGTAGGAGGTGCTGTAAGAGCGGGTCAGACTGCAGTTGGCGCTGTTAAAAGAGCAGGAACTGCTGTTGCTGGTGCTGCTCAAAGAGCAGGTCAAACAGTTGCAGGTGCTGCTCAAAGAGCAGGAGGAGCAGTTCAGAGAGCAGTCACTCCAGTTGCTCAAGCAGTTAAAGGAACCGCCCAAAGAGCAGTTTCTGCTGGTCAAAGTGCTTTAAATACTGCTGGACGAGCAGTTCAAGGAGCTGCTCAGGGAGCAGTTCGTGGTGCTACCGCTGCTGGACAAGCTGCAGTTGGTGCTACTCAAAGAGCAGGTCAAGCAGTTGCTGGTGCCGCTCAAAGAGCAGGATCTGCAGTTGCTGGAGCTGCTGGAGCAGCTGGTCGTAGAATTGGTCAAGAAATTGAAATCTCTAGAAAAGTTGGTGCTGGTGAACCATTAACTAAACCAACTGGACAGAGCACTGGTCAATATGGTAGATATGGAGCACCATCATCACAAGTAAAAACTCCTTCACCAACATCTAGTGCAACAAGGCCTGCATCCCCTGCACCTAGTGCTTCTGCACCCACTGCTGGAGCAAAACCCACTCCATCATCAGCACCAGCACAAAGAACGATTCCATCAGGAACATCAGTTCCAGCAAAACCTGCAACTTCTGGTGCAGCACCTGCTCGTAATGGTTTTGGTACTCCTACTGCACCAATGACTGCTCAATCAAGTGTTTCTTCAGCAACTGCACCTGCTCCAGCTAGCAGACCAAGTTTGGCATCACAAAATGCAGAACTTCGTGCAATGCAAGCAGCATCACGCCAACGTCAAGGATTAACTCAAAGTTTTGATCCATTTGATGTTGTATTAGGACACCTGATTGATGAAGGTTATGCTGATACTGAACAGGCGGCACTTCAAATCATGGCAAATATGAGTGAAGAGTGGAGAGAGAGTATTGTTGAAGCAAAGTATGGAACCAAAGAAGGTCGTCATAAACTTGCTATGAAGAGAGTAGAGGGTGAAGAAATTGGTAAGTCTGGTCCTGGAACTGGATTTGAAGAAGTAGAAAAGAAAGCAAAAGAAGGTGGTGCTAAAGATCCAGCAGCGGTCGCAGCGGCCGCTATGTATAAAACTTATGGTGGAAAGAAAGGTTGAGACCACTTCCCAAACTGGCACACTAGAGGGTCTCACCACCCTCTTTTTTATGCTATGATTCCAGAGTCCTAAAAAGTTAAATTATGTCTCAGTTGGTTTCTAAAGTGCTTTCTACGAGCACTGTAAAAATTGCTTTGATCGGCACTTTCACTACGGTAATTGCTCTTGGAGTTTGTGGTACTATTATTGAAGTAAACGCACCTCAACCTAGTCGAACAGTCCAAGTCAATTAAATATTAATAGGGGAGGGGTAATACCCTCCTTTTTTTATAAATAATTGAAAAGTAAGAAAGAAAGATGAAGTCTTTTAGTCAATTTTTGGAAGAAGGATACTTTTCTGAAGAAGAAGCGGTACAAGGTAGATTATTAGATCGTAAAAATCGGGAATATAAAGATATTAATAATCCAAACCCTGGAAATCGTGGATATGCAACTGATCCTGTACCAACTTCAGGGTCTTCAGGATCATCTGAAGTATCAAAAGCACCAAAAGCATCTCCTGGGCAAATGGATATTCCTTTTGGTAAACCACCAACAGGTACAACAACTAAAGTACCTGGATCTAAAGTAAGAGGAGCAGCTGCTGATCCTTGGAAGCAGTTTCCCAAAAAACCACAACAACAACTTGGAATGCCTAAAACTGGACCATCAAGTACTCTTCCAGGAAAAACTCTTGCTCCTGCAGGTGGAACAACTCCAAAACCATCATTACCTGCTGCAGGACAAACTCAAAAAGGTGGTGCATTAGCAACAACACCAAAATCTGGTGCATTGGCAACAAATCCACCAATTCAAGCGGTAAAAGTATCAGATATTACTCCAAAGCAAGGTAAATTACCTTCAGGTACAACAGGTGGTGCATTAGCAACCAGATCTTCTTCTACACCTGCAACAAATCCACCAATTAAACCAGTAAAAGTAACAGATATTACTAAATCTAAAGGTAAACTACCTTCAGGTACTCCATCAACTTCATCTGCTCGTCAGGCAATTCAGGGGACCAAAAATACAACTGATCTTGCAAAAACTGCTACTGATACTTTAGGAAAAGGTGGTAAGTTTTCTAAATGGGGTGGTAGAGCACTTGGTGCTGTAGGTGCAAGTCTTGATGCTGCTGATGAATATAAAGCACAAAGAGAAAGAGGTCGTTCTAGAGGATCTTCTGCCGCAATGGGTGCAACAAAAGCGGCAGGTGGATTAGCAGGTGCTGAAGCAGGCGCTAGTGGTGGTGCAGCTTTGGGTGGTGCAATTGGTTCTGCTTTTGGTGGGGTTGGCGCCATTCCTGGTGCTGCAATCGGTGGTGTTGTTGGTGGTATTGGTGGTTATATGGCAGGTTCTGGACTTGCTGGTAAAGCAAGTGAAGTTGTTGCTGGTGCTACTGGAAAAGAAAAGGCAGCAATGGCAGCAGCAAATCGTAAATCTCAAGCAGGTGGAGCAATTAAAGGTATTGGTGGACCTACCAGTTTTGATACTAAGAAAAATACCATCACTACTGGTGTTGGTTCACAAAGAAAGACTGCTCAGTTAGCAAAAACTTCCGTTGTAACTGGACCTGGCGGTAAACAAGATACTGGATACCTTGCATATAAGGGTGGTAAAGCAGTTTATAAGAGAGCACAGGATCCAAGCACTCTTGCAAAAACTTCTTCCAATCCATTAGAAAGAATTGGTAGATCTTTATTTGCTGGTGCATATAAGCAATCTGATGCTGCGAATGCTGCTAAGAAACTTGCTACTGCAAGACAATCTGATACTGCTCGCAATAAAGCACTTGGAGTCAAGTTTGGTCCTGGTAAATGATTTTATAAATATCATTATATAAGGTATTAAAATATAACAATGTCAAAAATTACTCAAGATTTTATTAGCAATATTGGATCTCTTTATGAGCAAATTCATATCCAAGATCAAGACTTTTTGAATGAAGACTCTGAATATTATGATGAAGAAGCAGCAGAATTGGCAGAGGATATTATCCTTTCATTGGCATTGTCAATGTTTTCAGAAGGATATACTGCAGACACCTTTATTAAATTTTTAGCAAGTTCTGATGAAGCAGTTATTTTAGAAAAGTATTTGGCAACTGACGTAAGTTTTATTTCTGAAGAATTAATTCATAATGATTTTGTAGAAGAGCAACTGGCAATTCTTGAAGCTGGTGGATTTTTAGGACTTCTTGCTAGAGGTGCTAAAGCACTTGCTAAAGGTGCTGGTGCTGCTGCAAAAGCAACCAAATCTGCAGTAAAAACTGGAGTCACAAAAGCAGCAACCGCTGGTGTCGATAGTAGAATTGGTAAGCAATTTGCAAAAAGTGCAAATCCATCAAGAACTACTGCTGCTCTAGAAAAAGTGGCAAAAAATAAAGCAACTAAATCTGGAATAACAGTTCCTCAAGGATCTTTATCACCAAAACAATCTGCCGATTTGATTAAACAAGCAAGAACTGTAAAGGCAATTAAAGGAGTAAAAACTGCTGGTGGTGCTTCTCTTGCTGCAGGCCTTGGTGCTGGTGCTGTTTATGCTTTAAAACCAGGTGGATCAGGTGGTGTTGAAGGAGGTCCAAAACCAACCCCAAGTTCAATTACCCCACCACCGGCACCTATTCTCCCACCTCCTTCTGGTGGTTCTGGCGGTAGACCTTCTGGTGGTTCTGGTGGTAGACCTTCTGGTGATGTATCTAAAACACCTAATTCCTCAGTTAACAAAAAATACGACCAGTTAAGAAAAAGTGATCCAGAGGCTGCTAAAAAATATGGTCTTGAGCAATGGGCAAAACTTCATCCAAATCTTACTAAAAATGTAAATCCAGATGGAACTCAAAAAGGTACTGGAAAAAGTCAGATAGAAAAAGATGCTGCAGAAATTCGCAATAGAAGAATAGATATGGGAGTCATCAATTCGGAAATTAAAGGTGGATCAGAAGGACCTGGAAAAATTGATTCCAAATCCGTTGATGCTGATGTTAAGGCACAGCAAGAAAGAGATAGAAAAAAAGCAGAAAAGACTGCTAAAGATGCGGCAAAAACTACAACAACTACTGTAGAATCTTACGATGCTTATGATTTAGTTTTGGAATACCTGATCAATTATGGTCATGCAGATACACTGGATGAAGCACATTATTTAATGCTTGAAATGGATGCAGAAATGATTGGTGGTATTTGTGGAATTTGAAGATTAAAAAATATCTATGATATAAAGCATCCGCAAGGGTGCTTTTTTTATACCCTTGTAACCGATTTTTTTACAAATACTTTTCCTTGACTAATTTTTGTTAATTTTTGACTAATTGAATCTTTTACAATAAAATCATAAACATAAGTTCCAGGATTTAAATTATTTGTTTCGGTAGCAGATAATGATATAGTTACTTGCCCATTTAATCTATTTGGAAAAGTAACATTAAAAGATATTTCAGTTAATGAAGATTCATTTTTTTTTATTTTAGCGCATCCACTATAGTTAGTTAAATCTAATGGAGATAAAGAATCATTATTTTCTAGAAAAAACGATTGTTCAAAAGTAGTTCCTGTGTAAATTATAATATTATTTACATTTACTGCCATTATATTCTCTTGGTGGGATAAAAATATTTATTACTAGAAGCAATTGGTTGATATTCCAGGTTTAACTGTTACCATACCTTCTAAAACAATTGATCTAGTATTATTAGGTCTTATCAATAAAACATCATAAACGTGTCTTCCGGATTTGAGCGAAGATGTAATATCTGATGACATGGAAAGATTAACTATTCCTTGTGCTCTATCAACAAATGTTAATATAAATTGACTATATTTCGAACTCGTTGGAGTTTTTCTCAAGTGGGATGTTCCAGAATATCCGACTAGATTTTGAGAATCTCCTCCGGTATCCGACAAAGTAAAATTTTGACTAAAATCTGATCCTTTGTCAATGGTTAAATTGCTTACGTATACGGACATTATTATAAGCGTTTATTGAGTATTTATCAATCCCCCTTGACAAAACTTTGAAACATGTGTAGACTAGGTTTGTTCCGGTTAAAGATAAATAATAGCTCATAAGATTACTTAATATGAGTTATGAGAATCCATGGAGATTCAATGGGGAAATTTTTGAATCAGATCATATAAAAGATCATTTTGGATTTGTTTATCATATTCACTGTAAGATCACCGGTAGAAGTTATCTAGGACGTAAGTACTTTTGGTCGTTCAGAACTCCTCCTGGTAAAAAGAGAAGAGTAAAGCAAGAATCTGATTGGAAAAAATACTACGGATCTTGCCCAGAACTTAAAGAAGACGTTAAAAAATATGGTAAAGAATGTTTTGAAAGAAAAATATTAAGTCTCCATAATACAAAAGGTGAGTGTAATTATGAAGAGACAAAACAACTTTTCCTAAATAATGTGTTGAGAGAGTCTCTTGACAATGGAATTCCAGCGTACTACAATAGCAATATTCTAGGACGCTATATGCGAAAAGATTATGGAAACTTTGGAAAAGACTCTTCGATCATCACATGATTGGGCAATTGACCGTATTCATTTTCACTGTGAACAAAAAGATTATGAGGATGCTCATGCGATTCAATCTGAATTTAGTGAATGGTTGAATCCGGATATTCCAGAGCATGATATTTTTTCATTAGCGTATATAGGAGAAGAAAATGACTTTAGATCTTCATAACTTTTTTAAATTTTATGATGACACAAATGAGAATCATGTAGCGGCAGTTCAGTGGTTGGAAGATCACCTGCCAGAAAAATTCATGGATGATTCGGAGACTGATTGGGTAAATATTTTTAGAACAAATCCACCAGCTCCAGCAGTATTAAACGTACCCTACTTTAATCAAGTAGATAACTATAGGGATGCACATAGGACTTGCAACTCTTCCTCATGTGCTATGTGCCTTGCTTTTCTCAAGCCAGGAAGTATTAAAGGAGACGACGAATATATTAAGAAAGTATTTGCGATTGGTGACACCACCGACCATGCAGTTCAAACAAAAGTTCTTGCAGGTTATGGAGTTAAGTCACACTTTAGTTACAATCTTTCTTTTGCTGATATTGATAAGAGTTTATCTGCTGGCAAACCCGTTGTTATTGGTATTCTTCACCGTGGTCCTTTATCTGCACCTACTGGTGGGCACACGGTTGTAGTGATTGGTAAGACCCCAGATGAAAAGGGTTATTATGTCAATGACCCATATGGTTCATGTAATGATAATTATACTGGTCCAGTAACAAATGGTAAAAAGACCATTTATACCAAAGCAATGCTCAAGTATCGTTGGTGCCCAGGCGGTAGCGATGGTTGGGGTCGTATTTTTGACTGATAATCAAGGAGAATAACAATGGCAAAAGTAGATTTACACAACTTTTTTAAGTTTTATGATGATAAGAATGCGAATCATGTGAAAGCAGTTCAATGGTTAGAGGATAATCTTCCCAAAGAATATCTTGAAGATAATGCTGAGTGGGCAGAGGTTTTTAGAAAAAAGTAGCATCCGCTGCGCCAGCAGCTGCTGCTGGTAGTGGCGGTTCTGTTCTTGTAACTAAGAAGCAACTTTCATACGTCTGGAACTGTGGTGAAAATTTGATTGGCGATGATGAAGTTGATGAAATGAATCATGGTCTTAATTTCTTTAAGATTAATACACCAGTTCGTATCAGACACTTCCTTTCACAAATCTCTCACGAAAGTGGTGGTGGAAGATACAAAGAAGAACTTGCTTCTGGTGCTGATTATGAAGGTCGTTCAGATCTTGGAAATACTCAAGCAGGTGACGGCAAAAAATTTAAGGGTGCTGGATACATTCAGATGACTGGTCGTGCAAATTATCAGGCATTTGCAAACTACATTAAAGACCCTAAAGTTATGGAAGGCGTAACTTATGTTGCGAAAAAGTATCCAATGACTTCCGCAGGTTTTTGGTGGCACAATAACAATATGAATGCTTTATGTGATTCAAATCCTTCTGTTGATCAAGTCACTAAAAGAGTGAATGGTGGATATAACGGTCTTGATGACCGTAAGAAATATTATGCTCGTTGCTGTGAAGTAATTAAATAAATAGTTACAATCATAACTGATTCTTGATCTTAACTGGTCTGAATCCACATACTCCGAGTCCTCTGAGACTTGGTGAATACTTTACTTTTAAACAACTTTAGTTTGTTTCGTTTAGTACACACTGAGTCATAGAGGACTTTTTATGTCTTACGCTTCAAAGGCGCTTGCTGTAGCGTCTGCTCTTTTAATGGGAGCACCAACAGCAGTATTGGCACACACCAACTCTATCGGATATGTTGGTGATGGTAATGGTGGAGTCACTTTCTGGTATGGTAACTGGCACCCAGGAACAACCTTTACCGAGGGTTCAATGACATTACAAGGTGTAAACGGAAATAGTTTTGCACCTACAACAGTCAATTGGACATTGATACAAAATACAATGCCATCAGGTCTTATTCCTGGTACAAACTATTATACTTCTGATGGAGTAAATTTAGTTCCATATAACACCAATATTCAAACTTCATACACTTGGCAGGGTGTATCATTTACTGGTCTTTCTGCTGGTGATTATCAGTTTACTTATAATCCTATTGCCCAACCAACTGCAAACTGGGCACCAATGGATAGTTTGATTCGTAGCAGCACTGTTACAATCACTGCAGCAGCTCTTTCTGGTGATGCTGATGGAGACGGTATTAATGATTCAACTGGACAAGCAGTAACACCTCCAGCACCTGCAGCACCAACTCAGGTATCAACTGCTCCTGGTTCTGATATTGTAACCACATCTACAAGCACTGGAACAAGAACTGTAACTGGAAACCCACACAGACATGTGATGGGAAATGATGCGGATGGAAATCAAACTGAAACTCACTATACAGATTCTTCAGTAAGAACTATCCCAACTACCACAGTTACAACCACAACAACCCCCGTTACTGTTACAACTTGGAGTGATGGTTCCACCACTACCACAAATGGAACTCCAACATCAACATCAGTCACCACAGATGACAATACTGGAACAATCGTTGTTACTCAAACGAACGTTATTGATTGGGTAAAGACAAGAACCTATGATGTTCAGAGAACCGCATATGCTCCTTCTGGTGCAGCACCAACAGTTACTGAAACACATAGATTTGACGCAACTGAGAATAGTGCTCAGCAAAAGGTTAATCATCACATCACAACTGGAGTCACCACACCAACAGTTAGAACAGTAACAACGACACCAGTTTATACAAAGGTTTATACGAATGGTGCTGCTACTGAAGTAACAAATGACCCTTCAGTTATTGCATACGAGACCAGCACATCATACGCAGAGTATTATGCATCCAAAGATTACTTTGGACGTATCGATCAATTGGAAGTTCTTGACGGAATCAATGGTGCAATCAATGGTCTTTTGAATCACGAACCAACCGCAGGTAAGCAAAGATTGAGAGTATTTGATAATAATAGATTTGTTCAATCTTATAATGCTGATGGTTACACTGCAGATTCCAAGATTTTCGGTGGTGGACTTGAGGTTGATATAACCAAAGGTTGGACTTTTGGTGCCCAGTATAATAGAATCAACATAAACCTCAATGGTGTAGATTCAAGGACACATCAGAATAAAAATCACTTTGGGATATTCAGTGAATTGAGAGGTAATACTTTAACTCTGAATACAAATGCTGCGATTGCAAATAGTAACTATAAGTACAATAGAACCGTAGAAGGTATCTTTAATAATGCTGGTGAAACATCTGGAACTGAGTGGTGGGTAAGTAATCGTCTTTACTTACATCTTGCAAAATGGTTACATCCATTCATTGGACATACTGTTCAAAATGTAAGAAGAAATGCTTATACTGAAACTGGTTCTATTCAGTCTGCAAGATCAGTTGAATCATTTAATCAAACCACACACGTTGGTGAAGCCGGAGTTAAGTTAGAAACTCGTTTTGGTGGTAAGAAAAAAGATCTTTTTGGTGTCAGTTTGGAAGGTGCTTATGGAACTGATAGTTCTTATGGTGTGACTGCTTCTGTTGATTATAAAGAGATGTTATTTGTTGAAGGTTCTTATGGAGTAGCAGATGGTATAACTACCAATTCTGTTGCTGGAAAGGTTAAGTTTAGGTTCTAATTCCTAAATACTCAAGGAATAATTATTTTTAAGTGAGTCCACCATTATTTTCAAATACAATGGCTGATTCATCAAACAAAAGAGATAGAACTATGGGACAGTTAATTCGCGTTGCAATTTTGAGTTGGTCTGCCGCTCTCTTAACCGCTAGTTATGCAGGGCTTCTTGCTAAAATGGATCCAACCTTTATTGCAACGGTATTTACTGCTTCCGCTGCAACTTTTGGTATTAATACATTGAAGAACGACAAACAAGAAGATGCCAAACGAGATCCCGAATCTGCAATCACAGCAGTTGAACCAACTCCAGAACTTGTCGAACCAACCATTGCGGCAGTTGCAGAACCTGCAGCAGCCGAAGGTTGCTCAACCTGTGGTTCGGGAGATGCCACCGATAATTCCGTACCTGTCGGAAGAGTCTAATCGATTACCTGAAAAACCTACTATAAGGGGTTTGGCACTTCCAATTATTGATATGCCAAACCCTTCATTAAATTATCCTGTGCTTGATGTTCCCACACAGGAAGAGTTTGATGCTGCCGTAAAGGCAGAACAAAAAAAGAAAGAAGAAGAGAAGGAAGAAAAATCTAGAGGACTTCCTGATAGTAAACCCGTATTACCGCAGGTTCAAGTTCCTATTCAAAATAATCAAGATAATCGGAATATTTCCGATCAACCCACTACAAATAGTAATCTTGGCGTACCGCAAATTCAAGTTCCATTTGTTGGGTCAGTTCCAGTTCCTCCAAAAGAACAGGTTATACTTGCTGGCACCACTGCTACTGCTTCTGTTGCTGCGGCTCTTATTGGCAAATCTTTGGTGGAATGGATGGTAAAGAAAATGAAACCTGTAATTGAGCAGATATTTGTAAGGGGTAAAAAACTTTTGAATAAAGACCTTACCCCTTATGAACTTCAGGTTTATTTTGCTTTTGAAAAAACTGCTTCTCTTAAGAAAGTTAATAAATTACTCAAGAAAGAGCAGAAGGTAGAAAAGAAAGAACAATACAAAAGATTTCACTCAAAGTGATTACTTCTTACGCTTTGCATCCAGTTCAGCAAAGTTCTTAACTTTTGTACCACCATCGTAATTCCAGGCATAACCGGAAATAATCATCTGCTCATTCAAGGATGTTGGTTCATCATTGATAAACAAGTGACCGATGATTCTACCATACTTTTCAGTAGAATCTGGAAGCTCAGTCTTAATTAGAATGTTTTTAGCACCTTCGCAGCGATGCTTCAACCATTCTTTCGCTTCAAGTCCATATTTCTTTTCATTCGTATCTGTAGTGCGTGACTCGGGAGTATCAACCCCAGCAAGGCGAATTCGCTTAGTGAGAGAAATATCAAATCCCAAATCAATATCAGCGTCAATAGTATCTCCATCGACTACTTTATGGATTTCTCTGATTCTGTAAATATAAGGATCTTTATCCGCCATTTTAGAAAAGTTTAAACTTCTCAGTATTTAGTTTGGGAATGGGTAATTTTTCAAATGCTTTGTTGACTTGTTTTTCTACAACAGTACCAACAAACTCTTCCGGATTATTCAGAATCTTCTGTGCTTTTTGATAAGTAACATAAGCACCTACACAAAGAGCACCACTCAGAACCAAACTTAATGTTGAAAAAACTAATGCAATGTTTCTCATTTTAGTAATTTCTCAATTGCGTTGTAATAATAAACAGCATTATGATCTTCAACACCATCAAATCTCTTGTTATCAATATCTTCTAAATGAATTTCTGGATGTGTATGAGTATATCCATTAATCCAAGGTGGTGTAGTTGGAACAACATCATTCCCGTGAACGAAACGAAGATGTTCTACATTCTTTAATCTATCTTTGAGTTTTCTGCCACCAGGACGAGGAGAACCAATTGTGATGATTGCCAAGTCTGGTGCGGATTTTAACATAAGATCTGCAACAACAGTGGCAGTAGCACCACCAAGAGAATGCCCAGAGAGGATAAGTTTTCTACCTTTCTCTAATGATTCATAGTTTAGAACTAATTCTGTAATGGTTCTGGTTGCATTATCTTTAAATCCTCTATGAGTATCTTCGCTGCGGAATAAGAATTTTAGATTAGTTGCCCAGTCTGATGTTTCATTGGTTCCTTCAATAGAAAGAATACAATATCCTGGAATACTTTTATCTACAATGAAATCGTTCTTATCAGCATAAACTGCAACACAGTTTTTAACTGCTTTCAGAATCACTTCCTTTGGTAATGTGCTGTTCATCTTTGGTTTCCAAATATGCCATTCTTAGTATATAGTAGATACACCATGCAGTAAAAATTAAACCTGATCCAAGTATTGCCATCACACCCCAAGGAAAGTCATTCATTTTTTACCTTCCGTGCATTCATTTTCTTTTTCTTTACCTTTATATATTCTGTGTTTGCCATCATTCTTCATAAAACCACAACCCATTAACCATTCTTTTGTAAGTGGGGTTGGATCTACTCTTTCCCATAAAGGTCCAAGAGTACACATTTCCAAATGAGTTGCTGTTTCTCCAGGATTTTGTTTTGCAACATTTGCATCCGCCTCCCAAGCAACTGCAGCACCTTGTCCCGCAAGTCCATAAACTCTTGCAGTCATTTCACGAATATAATCTGGAATATCTTTATCTTGGTGAACCTGAGCGATCCAGGATGTTTGAATTCCTCCACCCATACAGTCTTGAACTGTATGCCATCCTTCGTGTCTAAGTGTTTTTATAAATTCTCTCTTATCATCTAATAAATCTCTACGAATAAAAAATCTATTAAAGTTTGGTTTATAAATTCCATTAGTATTTCTTAAAAAGTATCTCTCATCTGCAATATAGAAACCAACACCTAATTTATCAAGTGCGGTTAAAATTCTTTTAATTTCATCTTTATAGTCTTCTTGTGCTTTTCCAAAATTATAATTAGGTCCAACCCTTTCAACACCT